TGAAGATTGCGGAGCAGAACCGTTAAAGGGCTTTTGTGATTCCATAAATAACAGTTATCCAAAACTCTTTGGCAGAATAACAGGAACACTTGAAGAAAATGAACGAACCCCGGAACGCAGGGATGCAGAAATTGATGCGTATTGTATCAGCTATATGAAAAGCATAATTGAAATGCTTGAATGTATAAGCGAAACCGTATATAGCTGTGATGAGATTAAAATTCACATTAAGAAGCGAAGAATACGGAAAATGTCGGAAAGTATCAAAAACAAACTGCAAACCTTTCTTGCCCCGGAACAGCTTGTATGCTGGTATGAATACAATAATAATGCTTGTAATTTATGTTCTATCCCTAAAGATTTAAGCAAGCAGATATATACGAACCTCTGGAACAGAGAGGTACTGTCTATTCTGACATCAGGTACATTATCCGCAAACGGAGATTTTAACCTGATGAAAAGCAAATTGGGTATAGAATATCTGCAAACTGATAAAATTGCAGAAACGAGCAAAAAATCACCTTTTAATTATAAAGAAAATGCTCTTATATATATTCCCGAATATATACCATTTCCGAATGTGAAGCGTGAGGGATATATCAGAGCCGTTACAAACGAGATTGACAGGCTTTTGAAAGCTACATACGGTCATTCGCTTGTTTTGTTTACTTCTTATCGGCTTATGGAGATAGTTTTCAATACTATCAGTAAAAACAACTATGATTATCCGTTTTTCATAATGGGCAGAGGGCGTATTGATGCCTTAAAGGATTTCAAGATAAGCGGTAACGGTGTCCTGTTTGCGAGTGATGCAGCCGGAGAAGGTGTTGACATTGTGGGCGATACATTATCTAATCTGATAATTGTCAAATTGCCGTTTGCAGTACCCGATCCCATATCAAAATATGAGCAGTCTGTTCTTGGCGGTCTTGATACATACTTGAAGCAAATTAACACACCGAATATGCTTATAAAATTAAAACAGTATGTAGGCAGACTAATCAGGAGTGAAAAGGACACGGGCATAGTTGCTATTCTTGACAGCCGTGTAAACTCTGAGGGAAAATATCGTAATGTTGTGTTGGAATCACTTTTTGATGCAGATGTAACTAACAACATTACCGAAGTCGAAAGGTTCATAATGGATAAGAAAGATAAGACATATTTTGAGTAAGGGAGGATTTTGAATGAATAATAATACTATTGTTGAAATGAAGCACACAGACATAAGAACAGTTGATAAATCAAAACTTGTTGATATTAGCACAATCAAAATCAATCCTTCGGACAGCCCGGAAAAGAAAATGAAGGATTATGTGGAACAAGTTAAAAATCCATATTGCTTTTTATGTGGCGAATATGCGGTTAAAATTGAGTTTGACAACGAAGAAAAGACTATTGAGGACTGTTTGATACATTACATAAATTCGTTGGTATAAGATTCGTGTATGATGCACAAAATTTAATCAAATCCGAAAAAAGTCTGGACTCTTAAAGATTTTTATGCTATAATGAGTCCAGACTTATAAAAATTAAATAGAATTTTCCGAAACTCTTGGATATTAACGATTCGGGTTTGATTCCCCGTATATTGTTGATAGACAGGAGGTTTTTTTATGTCAAAAACAGAATATTTGGCAGCTTTATACTTGCGTTTGTCGAGAGAGGACGGCGATAAGGAAGAAAGCTATAGTATAGCAAATCAACGATTATTGGGAATGGACTTTATAAAGAAGCATCCCGAAATAAAATTATATAAGGAATTTCCTGATGACGGATATTCAGGTGCTAACTTTAACAGACCGCATTTTCAGGAAATGATAGAGCTTATACTAAAAGGCAAGATAAATTGTGTAATAGTAAAAGATTTATCACGATTTGCAAGAGAGTATATAGATGCAGGGTATTATCTTGAAAAGCTATTCCCGACATTAGGAGTAAGATTTATTTCAATCAATGATAACATTGATTACAGAGAGGACAACAGTAACAACACAAAAGTCATTGTAGCATTTAAGAACATACTTAACGATTCATATATCAGAGATACATCAATAAAAATTCGTAGTCACCTTGAAGCAAAAAGGCAGAACGGCGAATATATCGGTGCATTTGTGGTTATGGGCTATAAAAAATCAGCAGAAGATAAGCATAAATTAGTTATTGATGAAGAAGCAGCCGTATTTATTAAGCAGATTTTTTCATTACGCTTTATGGGTATAAGTGCATCTGCAATTTCTGATAAGCTGAATTTGTGCGGTGTACCTTCTCCTGCGGAATATAAGAAATTGTGCGGTAGCAAATACCACCCGAATATGCAGAAAAAACATACGGCACGGTGGTCTGCAAAAGCCGTAATCAGAATACTGACAAATGAAATTTACACAGGAACATTGATACAAGGCAAACGCACAACTGTGAATTATAAGGTTAAGAAAATCATAGAAAAAGCTGAAAGCGAATGGGCTATACAGTACGATAGCCATGAAGCAATCATACAAAAGGATTATTTTGACCGAATACAGCATTTGTTGAAGCAAGATACAAGGGTAAGCCCCGGAAAAGACGAGCCGTATCTGTTTTCAGGATTTTTGAAATGCGGTGATTGCGGTGATAGTCTTATCAGAAGAAATAACAGGCAGAATGGTAAAGAATATGTTTATTATATGTGTTCAAGAAATAAGCTGAGAATGGGATGCAGTTCTCATAGGGTAAGCGAAGATGTACTATATACATCTGTTTTCACAACAATAAATACATATTGTAAGAATGTTGCTGACCTTTCTGAACGGCTTAAATCAATACCTCTTGATGAAATGAAAGCTGTTAAAATTGCAAGGTTAGATAAAGCACAGTATGACAAGAGAATGGAAATACAGGATTTGGAACGCACCATATCCGTTGTTGAAAAGAGGTTCGCAGATAATAAAGAAAGCAGAGAAACTTATGAAGAAGTCTGTGCAGATATTAACTCAACTATTGCAACATTAAAAGAGGAATTGAAAAAGTTATCCGAAGAAAAAGCTAATATAAACTATGAAATGCAGAAGAATACTGCTTGGATTCAGTTGTTTACGGAAAACGGAGAAATTCAAGAGTTGAACCGCTTAATCTTGGCAAACTTGGTTAAAGAAATCGTAGTTTATGAGGATAAACGCATTGTAGTAAGGTTTAATTATCAGGACAGATACAGACAATTATTAAGTATTGAAGGACAACTAAATATAAAGGAGGCGGTTTAAGTGGCAAGAAAAAGCAAACGATTAGTCAATATCTCACAAGAACCGCCTATACAGGACGGAATATATAATGTTGCCCTGTATTTAAGGCTTTCTGTTGAGGAAAGAAAGGATATTACAAAACACGGCTCAATAGAATATCAAAAGCAAATCGGACTTAACTATTTACAGAACAAGCCTGAAATGAAGTTATATGATATTTATATTGATGACGGAGAAACAGGCACAAACTTTGACCGTGATGACTTTCAGCGTATGATGTTCGATGTGTATAACGGCAAAGTAAACTGTATTATAGTTAAGGACTTATCCCGTTTTGGCAGAGAATATATTGAAATGGGAGATTATGTAGAAAAAATCTTTCCGTTACTCGGTATAAGGTTTATTGCAGTAAATGATGATGTTGACAATTTGGTGAAGCCTTTGGATATTTCTGTGCCGATTAAGAATGTTATAAATGCTATGTATGCAAAGGATTTATCCAAAAAGATTGCATCAACCGCCCGTATGAAACAGATAAATGGTGAATTTACAGGTGGAGTAGCACCGTATGGATACAACAAATCAACAGAAGAAAAGAATAAGTTTGTCATTGATCCTGAAGCTGCCGAGGTTGTAAAGAAGATATTTGAAATGAAACTACAAAAAATGAGTACAGTAGCGATTTGCAGAAGGTTATTCGACCTGAACATTATGCCTCCGTCAAGATACAACTATGAAAGAGGTATATTTAAGAACAAAAAATTTGCTACAGCAGTATATTGGAGTCCCAATATAATTCAAAAAATCCTGACAAGTGAAATGTATATCGGTAATATGGTTCAGGGCAAAAGGAAATCCCATTTTTACAATGGTATGCCAGCGGAACGGGTAAAGCGTGAAGATTGGATTGTTGTTGAAAATACGCACGAACCCATAATATCAAGAGAAGTTTTTGATGAAGTGCAAAAAATAATACAAGAAGGAGCTACAAAATACGCAGACAGAGTTAAAAACTTCAAACGCAGTAAAAACAATAATATTTTCAAAGGTAAAGTGGTATGCGGTGATTGCGGAACTAAACTCAAACGCTCTGGTTTCAGAACAAAGAAAGGCTTTGATTACTACTATTCCTGTAATGTTCATTCAGTGTACCCAACAGAGTGTAATGTCACTTCAATTAAAGATAGCATTTTGAAAAATCTTGTTTTTACTTCAATAAAAATGCAGTTGTCATCACTTGTTTCGATTGAAGAAACTCTGAATAAAGCATCACAAACGCCGGAAGTCAGAAAAGAAATGTTTTCACTTACAAGCCGTATTAGTGAAAGTTTGGCGAATGTAGCATATCTAAAAGAGAGCAGAGTACGGCTTACTAAAGATTATGCAAATCAACTTCTTGATGAAGAAGAATATGAAGCAGTCCGTACTCAGTTTGAGTTTGATATGCAAGCTGAACTAAAAAGGCTTGAAGAATACGAAAATATGCGTAATAAATTTAGTAAACTTCTGTCATCGGATAAGTGGGTATCTGATTTGAAAAAGTACACATCCGCAAAGAAACTAACTGCTGAAATGGTAGATGCTTTTGTTGATAAGATAAAGGTACATGCCGATAAGAGAATAGAAATCGTATGGAAATATACTGAAAGTTTTGCAGAATATGCTACTGCGATAAATGGGGGTGTGAAACTTGCAGGATAAATACATTGTTGTTAAGTATCTCCGAATATCATTAGAAGATGGGGATTGCCCTGAAAGCGATAGCATAGGCAATCAGCGTGAATTGTTGGATTTGCATATTTCAGTTATTTTCAAAAATACACCTAACCTTGAAGTAATTGAGCTTATAGATGACGGTTATACAGGAACAAATATGAACCGCCCTGCAATGCAGAAGTTGTTAGTTTTAGCTGAAACACATCAGATTCATTGTGTGATAGTGAAGGATTTTTCAAGATTCGCAAGAGATTATATTGATGTCGGCAGATATACTGATATGATATTCCCTGAATGGCAAATACGCTTTATATCAACAAATGATGCGTATGACAGTACCGATTATTTGGGTGCTACTTGCGGTATAGATGTAGCAATGAAAAATCTCTCTAACACAATGTATAGTTTGGATTTATCTGAAAAGATTAAAAGCGTTAAGCATCTGCAACAAAAACAAGGTAAATTTATATCTTGCTTTGCAATATACGGATATGTTAAATCACCCGAAGATAAGCACAAACTGTTAATTGATCCCGAAGCTGCCGAGATTGTAAAAAGAATATTCAATATGAGGGATGATGGTATATCTTTTCGCAGAATTGCGGCAATCTTGAATAATGAGGGAATACCAAGTCCGAGTGAATACAAGAAAAAGTTTCTTGCTGTTGATAAGGATTGGACAGGAAGAAAGAAAAAGGCTTTTTGGATAGAAAGCGGTGTTGCCCGTATAGTTGCTGATGAAAGATATACAGGAACGATGGTATCAGGACAAACAGCTAAGTCGTATGTAGGTGGGAAGAAAATATATACTGACAGAGATACCTACATAAAGGTTGAGAACACTCACGAAGCAATTATATCCCAAGAACAATATGACAGACTAAAACCTAAGCCTTTTGTACGGAGAACAAGCGAAAATAGCAAGCCGAGATTGCTTCTTTCGGGTTTGATTCGATGCGGTGGTTGCCAATGCTTGTTAGTGCCTTATGGCACATTCCCTTTACATGTCAAATACCAATGCCATCTTACGGCAGTTGGCGCAAATGATAATTGCTGTAAAGAAAGGTATTACGAAGAAGAACTAA